GCCGCTGCTGCCATGCTGGCGACCAGACGAGGGCATCCAGCGGGCGCCCCCGCTCCTCCCACCACGGGGAGAACTCCGGGTGCAGCAGGCCGACGAAGCCATCCTCGCGAACCGCCACGACGCGCATGGCAATCTGGCGAGCATTCGGGTTCGACGGCACGCAGACCATGCCGATGCGGAGCCCGTGCTCGGTTTCGCCGCGGGGCATCAGAACACCCCTTCGCTGGCGTCAAGCGAGCCGAGGTCGTCGTCGTCGCCCATCAGGGACGCCCATTCCTCGGGCGTGACGCCGCTGATGAGGAACTCCCGGTCATCGAGGCTCAGGTGGGGCAACGCCCGCTGTATCGGGCCGCCACGCTGCCAAGCGTCGAGCTGGTCCTGCGTCACCGGGATATCCCGGGTATGGACCTTGCCGCTGAACTTGCTCGTGCGGGTGATGAGCATGTCCGTTACTCCGCAGCGTGGCTAATGGCGCGCTCGCCGGGCATCAGGTCGCATTCGGCCATCTCGGTCTCGGCGGTCACCTGCAGGTCGTGCAGGAAGTCCTCGGCGCGGCGCACGGCGTCATCCACCGTCCCGCCGTACCCCAGAAGCTCGTACCGGGGGCCGTAGGCGCTCACCCGGATGACCCGGAAACCGTCGCGGTCAACCTGCAGCCAAAGCTGCCGGCGGTCGCCGTTCACGCGGTCGGCGAGGTCGGCGAGCTTGGAAACGATGTCGCGCAGGTCGCCGGAAATGGCATCGTTCATCGCGGGGTCGGCCATCGGGGTTATCTCCCTTACCTCCCGTTTTCAGAAAGACCCCCCGGGGCTGCCGTAAACAGCGCCCCGGGGGTGAGTGCCGGGCTGAGGGATCTGGCGCCCGGGTCGGGGGGAGGAGGAACCCGACGTTCAAAAAATACGGTATGTATTTTCTGGGGTCAATACAAAACGTATGCCCTGGGGGCAAAAAAAGGGTCAGACGGCCGAAACGACGAAAACGGCGCGGCCGATAACCTCGAACCCGTCAACCGGAAAGATGGTTTCATGCGGCTCAGAGCTGTCCGGCTCCAATCTCTCGGGGCCTCCCGTATTCCGATAGCGCTTGAAAGTTGCCTCGTTTCCATACCGAACAACGTAGAGCCTCTTGTCTACAAGTTCGCGGTCTTCGTAATCGACCACGATCACGGAACCTTCAGGCGCGACGCGATTCATGGAACTGCCCCGCACGCGCAGGGCGAAAACCGTCGCGCGATGATGGGCGACGGGGACGCGATCATCAATGACGGACAGGTCTGCTTCAGCATATCGCATAGCGCCGGCCTCTACCCACGATATGACTGGAGCCCAGAAGATCCGCGCTCCGATCGGTGACAAAGACGCCCCTTGCCGGGGTTCTCCCTTGCCGTTCAACAGCCAACCGGCATCAATCCCATAAAATTTTGAATATCTATTTATTGACGGACTCTTAATCCCGCGCGTCCCGTTTTCATGGTGGCGGTAGGTTCCTACTTCAATTTGCATAGCATCGGCCGCCGCACGCGCGGTTTCGTAGCCGGCCTGGATGCGCGCCCAGCGCAGCCTGTCGGAAGGCGTTTTCATAGCCGCCCACATAAACTGCTCACGGCATAAGTGCGATATACGTTTCGTATTGCCAAGGGTCAATCCGTTTTGTATTGTCCTGGGCATGAAGTGCTTTCGCGACGTCATCAACGCTTGGCCGTCCCTGAGTGATTTCGGGTCGGATCTCGGCATAACGCGCCTGCTTGCCCAACAGTGGCGGCGGCGTGACAGCATCCCCGCCGGCTACTGGCCGCGCCTGATTGAGAAGGCTGCCGAACGCGGCATCGCTGGCGTCGCTGCGGAAGCTCTTATGGAGTTCGCCAAGCAGAACCTTGCCCGGCGTCGCGACGGCGCGGAGGCGGCGTAGATGGCCGACAGCTTCGTCTACTTCCTGCAGCCGGCGAATGCGGTAACGGAGCCGGTCAAGATCGGCTGTTCCGCACTCGCCACGGCCCGCGCCGCGCAGCTTCAGTGCTGGAGCCCGCATCCTCTCGCGCTGCTGGCGACTGCGCCCGGCGATGTCGGGGACGAGGGGGCAGTTCATCGGCTGTTCGCCGCCTCGCGATATCGGGGGGAATGGTTCTGGCCGTCTTCGGATCTCATGGCGTTCATCGAAACCGTGAAGGCTACGGGACGTCTCCCGGCGAGCATTCGGAGCATTCGGCTACCGCCCGGCGCAGAGCGCTTGCATCAATACAAATGCCACTTCGCCGAGATCATGGATCGCCAAGGCTGGACGGTCCAAATGATGGCGACTGGTCTCGGCGTGACGGTGGCGAAGGTCCGCGGCTACCGCTCGACCAACCTGCCGGCCGCGCTGCTTCTGCCGTTTATTGAGCTTGCGGCCGAGCATGGCTTGCGGCTGAAGCCATCGGACGTGTTCAGCGTCCCGGCGAAAGCCGCCTAATGGCAATCCCCCCCGACCTCTCCAGCCTGACTGAGGCCGACCGCGCATGGATTGAAGCGCAGTTCGCCAAGCAGCGCGAGTTCATCCTCGTGGCCCTTGGGGCTGTCGTGATGCTCGGCAACCGGCTAGGCGGTCGCCCGACGAAGCACAGTTCGGCTGTTGACCTGCTCAAGCACTTTACCGAGCACGTTTAATGATTACCGCCGCTCTCATCTTTGCTGTCCTCATCCTTGCCCTTGGTCTGGGGGGGTGGGTTGCATGGGCGCTGTGCGGGATGAACGACTTCGGGGGCGATCAGCGGTGAGCCTCCGCGATCGATTCCAGACTACGGGCGAGAGCTACGCAGCGCTGTCCGCGCGCCGGCTCATCGCAGATTACCGAGGCGCCGCACCAGCGCAGGTCGCGCGCGGCTGCCCTGAGAATGTCGAGAAACGGACCTCCCGGCTGAGCGAGAAGCTGCGCCAACAGCAACTCGCCGTCGTCGCCGGGGTGTCTGGTGTGTGTGAGATGCGTCCGTTCCATGCGCTGAATCTCGCATGGAGCCTCCCGCCTTGCCTACAACCCGGAAGCCTCAAATGGTGATGTTGGAAGCCTCAGTTTCTGAGGTTCGACAGCGCGCCGCTTTCTTCGCGCGGGCTCAATACCCGCATCATGCCGAGAAGGCGTTGCAGCGCGACCTCGACGTGAGCGAAGCCACGGCGGAACGAATCCTCTCGGGGGGCGTATCCCGCCCGGTTCTCGACCGCATGCTCGCGCGGTGGGGCTGGCGGTTCGCGACCTTCGTGCTGGAGCCGTTGTGCGGCAACATCAACCCGGCGGCTCTCGACCAGCGGATTTCGCGGGCCGAAGACGCGGCGCGGCAGGCGCTGAAAGAAGCTGAGGAGATTCGGCGTGAGGCGGCGATTGGGTCTGTTGTTGCTGACGATCGGCGAGAAGCTGGTCGCCCTTGGGCAGAGGCTCATCAACCGGGCCGGGAAAATGCTCGGCCGGCGATAGACGCCAACACCGTTCGGTTCTACTCGGCCGCTGCCAGGCTTGAAGGCGAAGAGCGGCGACGGGCGGGAGGGGGGCGGTGATGCTCTCCCCTCGGGTGCTCTGACATGGGCGGGTGGAACGACATCCGCGACGCGCGCCTGTCCGCCATGTGGGCTGCCGGAAAGACCACGCGCGAGATTGCCGCCGAGCTTGGGCTGAAAAACCCGGGGAACGTGTCGCTGCGCGCCAAGCATCTTGGTCTCCCCGGCCGGGAGGTAGGCGCTCGCAAGCGGGCAGGATTGCGCGAGCAGTTCCTGGACCTTCTCGGGCTCGGGCTCACCAGGCGAGAGATAGCCAAGCGTCTCGGGGTATGGCCGAGCAAGGTCACGTACCTCTGCCAGGAGCTTGGCGTCAGGCCGGGAGGCACACGGCCCCCGGCAACGATTACGAACATCAAAGCCGGGGGTTCCAGGAATTGAAGGCCACCGTCGATCGGGCGGCTGTCGCCCGTGCCTATCAGCAGGGGGAGTCCGTCCGCGCCATCGTGGCGAGGACCGGGCATTCGCAGTCTGGCGTCTACAAGGCGCTGAACGCCGAAAACGTCGACCGGCATCACCCGCAGAAGCGGACGTTCTCGGTCTGGACCGTGCGGCAGGAAACCCACATGAAGCGCCTGTATGCTGAGGGTCATTCCCTCCGCGATATCGGCGAGATCATCGGCAAGAGCTGGACGGCGGTAGCCGCGAAGCGCAAGGCGCTCAAGCTTCACCGGCCCGACAGCATCCAACGGCTGCACGCCAGCCGCGCTAAGCGGAACGTCTGGTCAGAGGCGGAACATCGGTCGCTGACCCAGCTTTTTCATGCGCGGCATCCCTATTCCCAGATCGCGAAAATGCTGGGCCGTACGCTGTACGCGGTGCGGCGCCGGGCGATGGTGCTCGGGCTGAGCCGCCCGTGCCACGGCGAGCGTCACCGGGAAATCAACGCAGAGCGCCGCGCCGCTCGGGCTGTCGCCTGATGGCCGCGCACAACGTTATCGCTGTCGACGTGGCCGAGATGTACCGCCTCTACAGCGAGGAAAACCTGAGCGGCTACGATCTGTCGCAGCGCTTCGGCATCTCCAATCAGTCCGTTTACCGGAAGCTCCGGGAAGCCGGGTACGCCATCCGCGAACAGAAAGCCTCGGCCCGTCGCGCGGCTCTTCAGGTTCTGCCGACCGAGAAAGCCGCCAAGGCCAAGCCCCTCTCGCCGGCCGCTGCCGAGCTGAAAGCCTTGGGTCACGAGGTCAAGCACGTCGGCGCGGATCTCTGGTCAATTGACGGGGAAATCCTGAACGCGGCTCAGGTCCGTGGCCGGCTCGCGTGGGAATCCCGCCGGAGGGCAGCATGACCCGCGACGAGGAAATCGCCGCCATCAACGCGCACATTGCCCAGCATGGGGTGAAGCGCTGGGAGGGTCCGAGGCCGTCCGATGTCGTTCCGCTCGGGACCGTCGAGCACGCGATGGCGTGGGCTCTACGCAACGGCATTTCGTTCCGTCACTGCCGCAACGGGAAATACTCGATTGAGGGTGGCCCGGCGGTTCAGGGCAGCCGGTTCGTCGCGCATATCAACGCTATCAGGGCTCGTCAGATGGGGACTGCTGTCAGGTCTGACGCCAGCAGGCTGCCGGGGAGCGCTGCATGAGCGAGTATGCGGAGATCCTGGCGCGCAAGCTCGTCACCGCGCCCCGCGCAGGGCTCGACGTGGTGCCCGATCTTCACCCGTCGCTGTTTCCTCACCAGCGCGACGTGACCGCGTTCCTGCTGCGGGCGGGGCGTGGCGCGGCGTTCCTCGATACCGGGCTCGGCAAGACGCTGGTTTCCCTCGATTGGGGGCGCGTCGTGCATGAGGCGACGAACCGGCCGGTGTTGATGCTGGCGCCGCTGGCGGTATCGCAGCAGCACGCGCGAGAGGCGCAGAAGTTCGGCATCCCGGCGCGCGTCGTGCGATCGGCCGACGAGATCGGGCCGGGCGTCAACATCACGAATTACGAGAAGGTAGATCGGTTTGATGCTGGCCGGTTTGGCGGCGTGATCCTCGATGAGTCCTCGATAATCAAGAGCTTCACCGGGGCGACGACGCGCAAGCTGATGGCGATGTTCGCGGCGACGCCGATGCGGCTGGCATGCACGGCGACGCCGGCCCCGAACGATCACATGGAACTCGGGCAGCACTCTCAATTTCTCGGCGCGATGAACAGCGACGAGATGCTGGCTCGCTGGTTTATCGCCGATCAGCGGAACATGGGCCGCTACCGCCTCAAGCGGTACGCCGTGCAGCCCTACTGGTCATGGGTCGCGAGCTGGGCGCGCTGCGTCTCCAAGCCGTCCGACCTCGGGCATTCCGACGACGGCTTTAACCTGCCGCCGCTCAACCTGCACCGGCACATGGTCAAGGCCGATATTTCGGTCGATACCGGCGGCCTGCTGTTCCGCGTGCCCGATACCTCAGCAACGGCGATCCACAAGGAAAAGCGGCTGACGATCGAGGCTCGCGCGAAGGTCATCGCGGATCTCGTCAACGGCGATGCCGGCGAGCCGTGGGTTGTCTGGTGCGATACCGACTATGAGGCCGACGCGCTTACCAAGCGCATCCCGGGCGCGGTCGAAGTTCGCGGTTCAATGACGCCGGAAATGAAGGAAGAGCGCCTTGTCGCGTTCTCGACCGGCTCGGCTCGCGTGATCGTCACCAAACCGTCGATCGCGGGCTTCGGGCTGAATTGGCAGCACGCCGCGCGCATGGCGTTCGTCGGGCTCAGCTTTTCATACGAGAGCTTCTATCAGGCGGTGCGCCGCTGCTGGCGCTTCGGGCAGACGCGGCCGGTCGAGGTTCACGTCGCGATGGCGGATACCGAGCGCGCCATCTGGGATGTCGTCAGCCGGAAGCAGGGCGACCACGACGCGATGAAAACCGAGATGGTTGCGGCCATGCGCCGGGCGTCCGAAGCCCACGAAGCCAAGATCGACTATCAGCCAAAAATCCCCCTCACCCTGCCGTCATGGCTGGAGGCATCGTGACTCATGTTCTCGATCAGGCGGCCGGTCCCGGCTGGTCCGCCTACAATGCCGATTGCGTGCCGTTCACCGCGGCGCTGCCGGACAATTGCATCGATCTCAGCGTCTATTCCCCGCCGTTCAGCTCGCTCTACGTCTACGGCGAGAGCGTCGCCGACATGGGCAACGTGGCGAACGACGAGGAGTTTTTCGAGCAGTATCGGTTTCTGATCCGCGAGCTTTACCGGGTTACGCGCCCGGGTAGGCTGACGGCGATCCACGTCAAGGATCTGGTCTATTACCAGAACGCCAGCGAGGACGGATCGTCAGGGCTTCGCGCGTTCTCGGACGGCTGCACTCAGGCGCACATCGACGCCGGGTTCACCTTCCATTGCCGGGTGACGATCTATCGCGACCCCGTGCTCGAGCGCGCGAAAACCAACGCGCACGGCCTGCTTTGGAAGACCTTCCAGGGAGACGCCAGCTTCTGCCGCGTCGGCATGCCGGAATACCTCATGGTCTACCGGAAATGGGCGAAGCCGGGCGAGGAGTCGCTGGTGCGGCCGGTCGCACATCCGAAAGACATCGTGCCCCTGGAGCGGTGGCAGGATCTCGCGTCGCCGGTCTGGAATCTCAAGCCGCCCGGTCAAGGCGATGGCGATATGCCATGCACCGACGTTCTCAACGTCGACACGGCGCGCGACGAAAAGGCGGAAAGGCATCTTTGCCCGATGCCGCTCAACATCACGAAGCGGGCGCTTGAACTCTACAGCAACCGCGGCGACGTGGTGTTTTCACCCTTCATGGGCATCGGCTCGGAAGGCGTGGCGACGCTCCAGATGGGCCGGCGGTTCATCGGAACCGAGCTTCACCCGGCCTATTACCGCCAGGCTCTGCGCTTCCTCGGCGATGCGGAAAGGTCATCCGCGCACGGCTCGCTACTCGACGCGATCGACGCCGCATGACCCCCTCCATCACCCCCGATCAGTACAGGGCGATGACCGCCAAGCCTGCCAAGGGCAACAAGTACAACGCCAAGCGCACACAGCGCGACGGCATGTGGTTTGACTCCGAGCGCGAGGCCGACCGCTGGTCCGAGCTGAAGCTTCTGGAGAAGGCCGGCGAGATCATCAACCTGAAGCGTCAGGAGCGCTATCCCCTGCTCGGCGCGAATGGCGACCTCAAGGGCGCGTCGGGCCGGACCCTCTCTTACATCGCCGATTTCACCTACTTCGACAGGCGCGAAAATCGCCAGATCGTTGAGGACATTAAAGGCCACCAGACCGACGTATCCCGCCTGAAATTGGCAATCATGGCAGCACAGGGCCTGCCGGTACGGGTGGTGCGATGAGCCCTCTCGGTTCAGCTGCTGCCGAGGTAGTGGCATCCGCTTTCGACGGCCAGCCGGACAAGCGCGCCGTGCTGGAGCGCATCGCCCGAATGGACCCGGCGCACGCGAAATCCATCCTCGTCAGGATCGGCCGGAAATACCCCCTGTACGCGCCGATGGTCGAGGAAGTCCTTAAGGCCGCCGGGCTGGAGAGCGCATAGCGTGACGGACCTTCCCGCACCCCTCGTGCCGGCGGATTGCGACTGCACCGACCTTGACGGCTTCATGCTCAATGTCGAGCGGTTGATGGCGTCCGAACTGGTGGCGCTGTCGAGCCATGAAGTCGTGGCGGCGGCGCTGTTCCTCTGGTGCCGCGCCTGGAAGCAGAAGCCGGCGGCCAGCCTGCCGGATGATGAGCGGGTGTTGGCGGCGTTCTCCCGGCTTCCGCTGCCGCGCTTCCGCAAGTTGCGTGACGAAGCATTGCGCGGGTTTGTGAAATGCAGCGACGGGCGTTTCTATCACCCCGTTCTGGCCGAGGAAGCGCGCAAGGCGTTCGAGCGCAAGACGGCGTTTCGGAAGAAGCGTGAAACGGATGCCGAGCGCCTGCGGAAATGGCGTGAGACGCAACGCGAAACGGGCGGCGAAACGTCGGATGAAACGCGTTTCGTCGCGGAAGGACAGGGACAGGGACAGGGACAGGTAGTTAAGAAAGAAAGAGAAGAGAAAACCGCCGGGCAAGCCGGCGGTGCCGAATATGCCTTTTTTGGTCGGGTCATCCGGCTCAGGCAAAACGACCTTGAGCGCTGGGTCGAAGCCTACCACGGCATACCGGACCTGTTCGCCGCGCTCCGCAAGCTCGACGACTACTACGCCGAGACCTTGTCCGAGAAGGACCGGCATAACTGGTTCATCCGCACCAGCGCCGCGCTTGACAAGCAGCATCAGGAGGCCACCCGCAAGGAAGCTTTGGCCGCGAAACCACGGGGCATAACCCCGCTCGGCGTCGGGGGTTGATGTGCATGACGACCTGCTCTCGAAACACCGCATCCGCCTCGACCGCTCCGGGCTGGGCGACCACTACACGACATGCCCGCAATGCTCGGAAACCCGCAAGCCGGAGAACCGGAAGAAGCGCTGCCTGTCGGTCACGATTGAGGCGTCCGGCATCAAGTTTTTCTGCCACAACTGCAACCACAAGGGCGTAGACGATGGCTCTAAATTCGACCCACGCCGCGCAACTGGAAGCCCGGGGTATCGACCTGGAGATGGCCGCGCGCTTCGGGATCGTAAGCAGCAGTTCCCGCGCTGGTAACATCGAAATCCCGTACCTCGTCAACGGCGAGGTGGTGAACCACAAGTATCGGACGCTCGACGGCGAGAAGCGGTTTTCGCAGGACTCCGACGCGCTCAAGTGCTTTTGGAATTTCGATGTCATCGGCGACCAGACGCTGGCCGGCGAACCGCTCATCATCACCGAAGGCGAGATGGATGCGCTCATCGCCATCCAGTGTGGTTTCCCTCGCACGGTGTCGGTCCCTGACGGTGCGCCGGCCGAAGCGCTGGGGGCGGAAGGGGGCGAGCGGAAATACGGCTACCTCGAGCACGCCGCCAATGCGCTCAAGGGCGTGCAGGAAATCATCATCGCGACGGACGGCGACGGGCCGGGCGTCAACCTGCTGAACGACCTGGCGCTGCGGCTGATGAAGGCGCGCTGCAAGTGGGTCCGGTATCCCAAGGGCTGCAAGGATCTTAACGACGCTTTCAACCGCTTCGGCGAACGGGGGGTGAAAGAGTCCATCGCCCGCGCGCAGTGGATGGCGATACCCGGCGTCTACCGCATGTCCGAGCTGCCCCCCGTCAACGACGCGCCGGCCCTGGACTGCGGCATCGTCAACCTTCACCGGCACTACAAGCTACGGCTCGGCGATTTCGCCATCTTCACCGGCATCCCGGGGCACGGAAAGACGACCTTCGTCAACGAGGTCTGCTGTCGGATGGCCGAGAGATTTGGCACGACGACGGTGTTTGCCAGCTTTGAGCAGAAGCCGCAGACGATGCACCGCCGGAACCTGCGGACCTTCTACCATCGCAAGCTGGTGAAGCATCAGACGCCCGACGAGCGCGACGAAGCGGACCTCTGGATTGACCATCATTTCAGTTTCATCGTTCCGAGCGACGACGACGACGTAGACCTCGAATGGGTGCTGGAGCGGTGCGCCGCGTCGGTCATCCGGCACGGGGCGAAAATCGTCGTCATCGACCCGTGGAACGAGATGGACCACGCCCGGGGCCGCGAGCAAAGCTTGACCGAGTACACCGGCTGGGCAATCCGCCGGTTCAAGCGCTTCGCCAGCAAGTATCAGGTTCACCTGATCGTCGTGGCGCATCCGGTGAAGCAGAAGAAGCAGGATGACGGGACGTTTCAAATCCCGACGCTCTACGACATTTCGGACAGTCAGCATTGGTACAACAAGGCTGACGTTGGCGGGGTGATTCATCGCAAGTCGCCGACCGAGACCATCATCCGCATTGCCAAGGTCCGGGACCACGAGGACGTCGGCGAGCCTGGCGACCTGATCGGCTCCTACAACCGCGAGACAGGGCGCTACACGATTGTCGAAGACGACGTGTGGGCGAACCGCTGACCGCCGCCTAGTCCCCCTTACAGGAGAGAGCGAGCCTTGACCAGAACGCACCCCGAGGACATCGGCCTTACCGCAGAGGGGAAACTGCCATGAGCGCATGGATATTTGGGCTCGTCATGGGCGCGGTTGTGGTCGCGTTCCATTACGCCGTTTTTCTCGGCGGCGAATATCTGTTCGGCCCGGGAAATCTAGCCACCTACATGACGGCCGCTCTTTTCGTCGCGTACACGATAGACGCTAAGGAATACATGAAGGGTCGCCAAGAGGACCGGCCATGACCCGTGTCCTCGTGTGCGGCAGCCGCGAGGGCTGTGGCGACGACCTCGTTTGGAACACGCTATGCCGCCTTGACGCCGAGCGCGGCCCCTTCTCGGTCGTCATCCACGGGGCAGCTCGCGGCGCGGATAGTGAGGCGATGGGCTGGGCTCAGGCGCTCGACCGGAAGCACCTCCCGATGGTCGCCGACTGGCGGACGCACGGTAAGGCCGCCGGCCCTCTTCGCAACGCCCGCATGATTGCCGAGGGAAAGCCGGATCTCGTCATCGCCTTTCCGGGCGGGAAGGGGACGGCCGATTGCGTTCGCCAAGCCCGTGCTGCCGGTATTGAGATAATCGAGGTCAAGCCATGACCACCAAATCCCTCCCCCGAGATCCTACCCCTGAGATGGTGGAAGCGGCTCTGAACTCGCCCGACGTTCACGACCCGGCCAAAGTCGGCGGTCCCCGGTCGGCTGCCTTCATGGATGGCTATCAGGCCGCATGGGACGCCGCCCCCTCATCCCTCCCCCTGAAGCGCACAGACCCGCCGACGGAGCCGGGGCTCTACTGGGCAACGTTCCGGCCGGGGGAGCTTCGGGTCTGCGACGTATGGCGCGGCGAGGATGGCGAACTGCTGGTGGGCCGCTTTGCCCCGGTGTCGCTGTACCACTTCACGTTCTTCGGCGAGCGCATCCCCATCCCGGAGATAGACAATGGCTGAGAAGCTGAAGCGCACGGCAGCGCCTACGGAGCCGGGGTGGTATTGGGGGCGGCTTCACGGCGACACGTACCCCGCGCCGTACGCCGTCACCCTTTGGCGGGATGCCCTTGTCGTGGACTACGACGGCGAGTACTGGCCGCTCCGCGCTCTGGACTGGTTCGGACCAATCGAGCGACCCGAGGTAGAGCCATGACCCCCCGGTGCGAACACTGCCGGCATTGGGATCGCCACCACCTCGGCGGCCACAGGACGACTGCAGGGGACTGCCGGCGGTATCCACCAGCGGTGACGATCAACGCCGTCTTTACGCCGCACACGAGCTTTCCGAAAACGACGGCAGGCGCGTGGTGCGGAGAGTTCTCCGAAAAGGAGCGCCCATGAGCGACCGTCGTATACCGCATGAGGACGTTTATTTCACCTTCGACGGGGAGGTGGAATTTGATGCCGAGCACGCCCTCGCCGCCCTGCTCGATGCCGAGGTCGTCACCATCAACGCGTGGCATTGGCGTGACCACGACCAAGAGCAGATGGCGGTGTTCTCGGATTGCAGCGACGTGTTCGCGTGGGGCTGCGCGGATGCCGAGGAAGTGCCGTTCCACCGGCTGCAAGCCCTTTACGACATGTGGCATCGCGACCGGATCTGGGGGCCGGCCGTGTGGGCGATGCAGCAGCGAAAGCAGATGCCGCAGCCGCCTGTCGAGGCGCGCATCCGCAAGGACGGCATCTGGGATCTCGACAGCATGGGCCTGCGCCCGAACCGCCTGCCGGCAGCAGAGGACGCGCCCGCATGACCATCCTTGCCGCCAACGCCTTCAGCATCGTCTGCATCTGCGCGGCCTGTGGCTTGATCGTCGCCGGCTATGAGAACGGTTGGGGATGGCTGCTCCTGCTCGCATGGCTTGGGCTGCACACCTACGCGAGCCGCGAATGCGACTGTGAGGATGAAGACGAGGAATCGCCGCCGGCAAAGACCAAGGAGGCCGCATGACCATCAATCTCGACGAGATAGAGCGCATAGCACGGGAGGCGACACCGGGGCCTTGGCGGGTATCGCCGGAACCTCGCCGGGAGGGTGCGATGGTTCAGCACCACGACGGGCGCTATGGGCCGTGTGACCTCGTTCGCAAATACCCGGAATTTGAGTTCGACATCCCGTTCCTCGCCAAGAGCGACGCCAAGCACATCGCCACCATGAACCCGGCAACCACCCTCGAACTGCTGGCAGAGCTACGCACGGCACGGTCCCGTATCGCGGAACTGGAAGCGCAGTGCGCGAAGCACGACCGGATGTGGACCCAGCTTCTTGAAAACCCGGAAGCTGAGGCTTGGTGCGACAGCATTGAGATGGACCTGCACACCGAGGCGGCCCGCGCCCGTCACCGTGCAAGGGAGGGGAAATGAGCAAGTCACGCGCTCAATGGGTAGAGCCTCCCGCGAATCAGGACGCTACCCGCGTCGTCTGCTACGGCTCCCGCGTGGCGAAGCGTGTCGCCGATGGTGCCCTTATCAACCCGGAGGCCACGACCGAAGCCGGCGTAATGGCCTTCCGCGTCGACCGGCAGACGGTCCTCGATCGGTACAAGGCCCGCAAGCAGCTCGGCGACGAGAAGCAGGAGGAGCGTCGCTACAACGCCGGCACCCGGCTCTACGCCGACTGGTTCCGCGGCGCCCGCCAGCCCAGCGTCGTGGCGCAGATGGGTGACAGGATCATCGGAGCGGAGAGCACCACCGAGGTCGGAGCGCGGGCGCGGGAGCGGTACATCCAGGCGGTTCGCGCGCTCGGCCCCAAGGATGGCCTGTCGCACGTCCTCATTCACGTCTGCTGTCTCGATCACTCGGCAGAGGACTGGGCACGAACGACCAACCGCCACCCGAAATCCGGGATGGAAATTCTACGGATTGCCCTCGACGCGCTCGCCGATCACTACGGCTTGTAGGGTTCCGTAGCACAGGGCTTGCGCAGCGGACCTCTCTACGCTAGGCTGCGGAGCAATGTGGCGTCGTGTCCCTCGGGACCGGCGCCATTTTCGTTTGGAGGCTCCGCGTTGGCTCCGACTCCCCTACAGCTCGCCAGCTTTCCTCTGCATCGCCTATTCGCCGAGTGCCGTCTCGGTGGGGTGCGCCAGATGAACGCGGCCCACGCCATTGCGCGCCGGTCATGGTTCCGCCGGGGGTATCGCCGCTAATGCAAGCCTTCATGGAGCCGGACCAGCTTTGCCGCGTCCCGGCGGGGGTAGGCCACCAGCCCAAGCCCGAGCCGGTGCCAACGGTTGAGAGCGTTATGGCGGATATCGCCCGGCTATCGGTTGAAGCCCGGATGACGGTACGCCTCAAGCTCAACATGGCGGCCTATGGCTTCGCGCCTGTTCCCGAGCATATCGTTGCGCTCGTCAATGATGCCATCTACGGCGAGGCACCGGGCACCTGATGGCAAAGGCCACCGCGGCACCGAAGCCCGTCTCCCAAGCCCCTCAGCGCCGCCCTGGCCGCCATCGCAAGAGCAAGCGGAAGTCCCGGCAGATGGTGTTCACCGAAGGCCGCTGCCGATAATGCCCGCCGTCAGAATCACCGCCACCCAGCCCACCCGCTCCCTCGTCGTCGTCAAGCTGGTCGACAAGGACGGTCAGGTTCAGATGACCGCCAAGCTCCAGCCGGGCGAAAGCATCGAACTGCCGTTCTACAAGAGCGAGTTCGACGGCGAGCTGAACGAGCGCATCATCATCACCGAGGAACACCGCGTCTTTCTCGCATGCTGACCCAGCTTCGCCCGCAGATCCCGCTGATAGTCCTAGAGCATGGCCCGTGCCCCGGCGGAAACGCCCAGGCAATCGCGGTGATCGACTACAGCGAAGAGCATGACCTGATGTGGGTCTGCATCCTCGACGATGGCGGGCCTATCTGGACCGTGCCGAACAAGCACGTTCGAGGGTTCGCTAACAGTTCCATCGGCCGCAAGGCATAACCATCGCTTGCAAATGCACGCGAGAAATGGCCGGAATCGCCGGCCGATACCAACCGGAGATTGAAGATGGCTAAAAAGCCCATGCCCAAGAAGGGCGGAAAGCGCGGTTGCTGATGCCCGCCATTCGTCGCGAGCCCGGCATCCGCATCGCGCCAGCCAAGCCCGCCGCCGTAAAGCCCGCCCCGAAGCGCAAGCCGAAGAAGGCCGACGCCTGATGCAGTACGAGGTCCACCTCAAGAACGGCATGGGCCTTCTGAGCGGCAACGCCATGATGCAGGCCCTGACCGCCGCGACCGATGTTCTGGTGAGCGCCGACGCCGTGTTCGTTCTGCACAACGAGGACGGCAGCCGCAACGTCGTGCCGCGGGAGAACATCGCCTTCATCACCATCGGCGCCGAAGCGGAAGAGCCGAAGCGAACTCGTCCCGTCGTGGTCGAGCCGCCGCCCGGCTTCAAGCGCGCCTGCTGATTTCCGCAGAAATCGGAAGATGCCCAAAGGCAACCCGAACCCGAACCCGGCGACCCGCTTCCAGCCCGGGAACAACGCGAACCCCGGCGGCAAGCCAGTCAACGCGCGCAACCGCATCACGGCGAAGTTCCTGGACGTGCTGGCGAAGGACTTCGAGACGCACGGCGAGGCGGCAATCATCGCCACGCGCACCGAAGACCCGGTCGCTTATGTGAAGGTCGTCGCTGCCCTGCTGCCGAAAGAGGTGGTTCTTGACAAGCGCCCGCTTGAGGACCTGACGGATGATCAGTTGCGAGACCTCCTCGCCCGTCTCGATGGTGCAACTGCTGGCGTTGCGGCAAGCGATAGCGAGCGAGCTGAAACGACGCACTGAGCGGCGCAAGATCGAGGGCTATTACCCGGAGAGCGGCCCGCTCCGACGCGAGCTGTACCCGAAGCACCTGGCGTTCTTTGCGGCGGGGGTAGAGCACCGCGAGCGCCTGATGATGGCGGCGAACCGCGTCGGCAAGACGGAAGGTGTGGGCGGCTACGAGATGGCGCTGCACCTGACGGGGGAATATCCGGACTGGTGGGTCGGCCGGCGGTTCGAGCGCCCCGTGAAAGCGTGGGCTGCCGGCGACACGAGCAAGACGGTTCGCGAGATCATTCAGGAGAAGATGCTTGGCCCGGTCGGTCGGCATGGGACGGGGCTTATTCCCGGCGACAATCTCGGCCGGGTGACGATGAAGCAGGGTGTGGCGGACGCGATCGACACGGTGTCGGTCAAGCACAGGGCGGGCAGTGAATCGCTGCTCGTGCTGAAGAGCTACGATCAGAAGCGGCAGAGCTTCCAGGGCACCGAGCAGGACATCATCTGGCTCGACGAGGAGCCGCCGATGGACATCTACACCGAGTGCCTGCTGCGCACGATGACCACGGATGGACTGATCATGCTGACCTTCACCCCGCTGCTGGGCGTGTCGGACGTGGTCAAGGCTTACATGGCAGAGGACGTTACCCGCGGATGAGCCGGTTCATGGTATCGGCCACCTGGGATGACGTGCCGCACCTGAGCCAAAAGCAGAAGGACGAGCTTTGGGCCGGCATCCCGGTTCATGAGCGTGAGGCGCGAGCAAAGGGCATCCCGGTTCTCGGGTCGGGCCGGATCTTCCCGGTGGACGAAGCGAGCATCACGGTGCCGATGTTCCCGATCGAGCGGCACTGGCCGATGCTGGGCGCGCTCGACTTCGGATGGGACCACCCCACGGCCGCGGTTAAGCTGGCATGGGACCGGGATAACGACTGCGTCTATGTGGTCAACGTCTACCGGGTGCGAGAGGCTATCCCGCTCATTCACGCCGCGGCGCTGAAGGCATGGGGCGACTGGATGCCCTGGGCCTGGCCGCATGATGGATTGCAGCACTCGAAGGACTCGGGCGTCGCGCTGGCGGACCAGTACCGCAAGCACGGCCTGAAACTGATGATCGAGCACGCGAAATACCCGGACGGATCGACGGGCGTCGAGGCCGGGTTGATGGACATGCTCGACCGCATGCAGACCGGGCGGTTCAAGGTGTTCTCGCACCTCAACGACTGGTTTTCGGAGTTCCGGCTTTATCACCGGAAGGACGGCAAGGTCGTCAAGGAATCGGACGACCTCATGTCGGCCACGCGATACGGCATCATGTGCCTGTCCCAGGCCGCGACGCAGCCCGAAGAGCTTGACCGCTACGCCCGACAGCGGCGCTCGCGAGGGGGATGGATGAGCGCCTGATGGAAAGCCTGACCGACGACGACATCTTGCGGAAGGCGAAAGCCGACTACAAGGCGTCGGATGACCATTTTGGCGAGTGGCGCGAGGAAGCGCGGGAGGATTTCGGCTTCGTCTCGGGCTCGGGTCAGTGGTCGGTCGACGACATCAACAAGCTCAAGGAACAGTCGCGCCCGGTCATCACCTTCAACCGCGTCGGCCCCGTGGTTGACGTGGTCTGCGGCGTCGAGGTGAGCAATCGTCAGGAAGTGCGGTTCATCCCGCGCAAGCTGGGAGATACCGGCGTCAACGAACTGCTGACATCGGCCGCGCATTGGGTCATGGAGCAGTGCAACGCCGAGGACGAGGAGTCCGACGCATTCCGCGACATGGTCATCTGCGGGATGGGCTGGACGGAAACCCGGCTGGATTACGAGACCGACCCGGACGGCGAGATCCTTGTGGAGCGCGTCGACCCGCTGGAGATGTGGCCGGACCCGGCGGCGAAGAAGCGCAACTTGGTCGATGCGCGCTTTGCCATCCGAGTTCGAGACATCGCCAAGACCGACTTTGACGCGATGTGGCCCGAGCATCGGGATCTTGTCACGGACACGGCGGAAATCTGGTCCTACGGCGACGAGATCGACAACGCCTTGAGGGACGCGCCGACCCCGGCGACGGCTTATGACGGGCGGACGGGAAAGAACCAGGTGCAGAGCGGCGGCAAGGTCCGCGTCCTGCATTACCAGTGGGTCGAGAAGGTCAACATCTACCGCGTCATGAACCCGCTGACGGGGGCGGAAGAGTTCGTTGACGAGGAGACGTTCGAAGCGGCACGCGAGCGGTTGGAAGCCCTGGGGGCGAAGTTCGTCAAGCAGACCAAGGCGCTTCGGCTGCAGGCGTTCATCGCCGGCTCGACGGTGCTGGAGAAGGGCGAGGCGCCGTGCCCGACGCACTTCAGCTTCCAGTGCATGACGGGCAAGCGGGATCGCGCCACGCGGACATGGTACGGAATTGTGCGGGGGATGAAGGACCCCCAGCGCTGGGCGAACAAATGGCTGTCTCAGGTTCTGTTCATCATCAACAGCAACGCCAAGGGCGGCATCATGGCCGAAACCGGGGCGTTCGATAACGTTCGCAAGGCGCAGGACGAGTGGGCGCAGCCCGACGCGATTACGTGGGTCAAGGACGGCGCGCTTCAGCAGAGCAAGATCCTGCCGAAGCCGCCGATCACCTACCCGGCCGGCCTGGACCAGTTGATGCAGTTCGCGATCGGGTCGATCCGCGATGTATCCGGCGTCAACGTCGAGATGCTGGGCATGGCCGACCGGGACCAGCCCGGTATTCTGGAGTACCAGCGCAAGCAGGCGGGCATCAACATCCTCGCCGGGCTGTTCGACAGCCTGCGCCTGTACCGGAAAGAGGAAGGGCGGATCCTGCTCTACTACATCCGGGAATATCTCTCGGATGGCCGGCTGATCCGCGTCGTCGGTGATGACGGGGCGAAGTACATCCCGCTGGTGCGCGACCCGAATACGTATATCTACGACGTGATTGTTGACGAAGCGCCGACCTCGCCGAACATGAAGGAAAAGGTCTTCGCGGTGCTGAGCCAGCTTCTGCCGACGCTGCTCGGGCAGGGCGTGCCGATGCCGCCGGAGGTGCTGGATTACAGCCCGCTGCCGGAAGCGCTGGCGACGAAGTGGAAGGAGATGCTTCGTCCGAAGGAGCCGAAGCCGCCGAGCGCGGCGGAAGCGCTGATGCTGGAGAAGCTGAAAGCGGATGTCGAGAAGACCAAGGCCGAGGTAGAGGAAACCCAGGCCGACACGCAACAGAAGCAGTCGGCAGCCATGCTGAACGTGGCGAAGGCGGGCGCTACGCAGGCGGATGTCTTGGCGTCTATCGCGGCCCGGCTGTTCGAAGTGCCGGCGAGCCCGACCGAGAACCCAATGCCGATGGGCGGGGCGATTGGTCCGGGTGGACCTCCGATGCCGATGCCGCCGGCCGAGTTCATCCCGTCGCCCCCGATGGGCGGCCCACCGCAAATGATGTGACCCGCTTCCCGCAGCGTATGCGGGCTCGCTGCCGATGGCGGTCATCGGACAAACCAAGGTGATTAATGAGCCTGGAGAACGATACCGCAACGCCGGCTGCGGAAGCCCCGGCGCCCGACCCGCACGCACATCTCGGCGACCTCGTCACGAGCCAGCCCGACCCGGAACCGGAGCCGCCCGCACCAGCCGCGGCAGCCGAGCCCGTAGCAACCCCGGAGCCGGTCAAGGAAGAGCCGAAGACGGTTCCCCTCGCAGCCCTGCACGAAGAGCGGCAGCGGCGCCAGGAGCTACAGCGGCGGTTCGAGGAGCGCGACGCGGCAGAGAAGGCCGAGCGCGCCAAGCTGCAGGAACGCCTCGACGCGCTGGCGAAGCGGTTCGAGCCGGCCCCGACGCCCGAGCCGACGTTCAATGACGACCCGGCGGCGTTTCTCAAGGCCGAGACCGAAGCGGCCAAGCAGCAGATCGCCGAGTTTCGCGCATGGAAGCAGGCGCAAGAGGAGCAGGCGCAGCAGCAGGCGCACATGCAGCGCTTCGATGCCCAGATCACCGCATCGGAACGTGAGTTCGCCCCCAAGGCGCCGGACTACACCGAAGCCGTGGCCTGGCTGCGCAATCTGCGTGAGACCGAGCTGCGCGACCTCTACGGCGTGGAGAACCCCGCCGAGCGGGCGCGCATCATCAATCAGGACATCGCGGCGCTCGCGGCGCGGGCGCTTCAAGCCAACAAGAACCCCGCCGAGCAGGCGTACAACCTCGCCAAGCTGCGGGGGTGGGCCAGCAAGGCACCGGCAGCAGCCGCACCAGTAGCGCCGCCGGCTACCGACAAGATCGATACCATCGCCAAGGGACAGGCAGCAGCCCGCACGCCATCTGCGGCGGCCGGCGTCGCCCCGCCGTCCCTGACGATCGAAAGCCTCGCGAAGATGTCCGAAGACGACTTCTCGAAGCTCTCCGACGCGGAATTCCGCCGCGTCATGGGCGGCGCGTAGCCGCTCCAAAGCCTACCCGGGCGCAAGCCCGTTCGTCTCCCGAGACGCTAACTCGGACCTCGTATCGCTCCCGCGTCAGTGGAGCGGATCGCGCGCGACCGGCGAACGGACGCACCCCATCCGCAAATCAATCCACTTTCTCGCAG